TTGTACCTTTGGGGCAAATGAATTTATAATTTTGTAGCAAGGCACGTAGTAAGATATGATATTAGATAAAGAAACCTATACACGGCAAGAGTTAGCAGATATGATAGGGGTAGCAAAAAAAAGTATTTCTGCATGGTGTAGCAAATCAAAAATGACATTAATACCTATGTCGGATAATCCTGACTTAATAGATATGCGAATAGAAAAGAATTTAATGTTTGTACAGAAAAAATTAAAGGAAAAAGAAATAGGGAGAAAGATAACCCCATTTACAGGAATAACAAGTGCAGAAAAGAAAACTATATTAAATACAAAAAAGTTATCAGAACCAGCACGAGAGAAAAGGAAATATATAAAGCAAAAAGACAAAGTAAAGATAGATGTAATAGAAAAGCCGACTATTAAAGAATCTAAACCTATTGTTTTAAATCCAACTCCTCCGATTCAAGCTTCACCAGTTGAAAGTGAAGAATCAAAGCAAATAAAAAAAAGACAAAAAGACTTAGCAGAAGAGGTTAATGAATTTGAGAGAAGAAAGAGAGAATTAACAATCGTAAAATTAGAAGAGGAAGTAAAGCGTAAACAACTAGAGAGAGAGAGGATTGAGGGAGACTATGTAAAAACAGAGTATGTAATAAAGATGTTTGAGAGTGCAACAAATAAGCAAGGGCAAATAATCAAAGCTGTATTAGATAGTGAGTTTCAGTATATAGGTATAAAGGAAAATATATCATCAGAGGTAATTTCACGATATAAAGAAAAGTTTTTGAATAAATACAACAGAGAGATTGAACGAATGAGAGAGGAGATTGATATATGAGAAAAGATTTAGAAAAGATATTCTATAAACCGATTGAAAGACTAACACCAGTGCAATGGGCAGAAGCAAACCGGTATTTAACAAAAGAGATTTCAAACTTTGATGGATATTTGAATTATGATATGACACCTTATTTAAGGGAAATTGCAAATATAATAAGTGAGGATTTTAAGTCTCAAATATTTGCAGTTAAAAAAGGTTCTCAATTAGGGTTTTCCATAGCGGGATTATTAACTCATATAGGTTGGATAATGTCTCAATCTCCGGGGAATATATTGTTTATAACAGAGACAGATAAAAAAATAAAGGAGCAAATGCAGGGGCCAATAAATCAAATGATAGAAAACTCAAATCTTTCGCATTTAGTAGGGTCTCATAATATAAGGAGAGATAGAGGGATAGGAGGTAAAGAATTAACTGGACGAAGAAACAAAGCAAGTGGAGATACCGCAAATGGTATTAAGTTTAAAGATGGACAGTTATACACATGGTCGGGGCAAAATATAGGGAACTTATCAAGCTGGTCTATTAGATATGGTCTCTATGATGAGGTTGATAGATGGAAAGGAAATTATAAAACAGCAGGGGATTTTATGAATCTAATATTACCTAGACATAAATCTTTTAATGCTAATAAAAAACTTATATTCGGTTCAACTCCCGAATTAAAAGAGACATCAAATATAGAATCTATTTATCAGTTAGGAGATAAAAGGAAATATCACATACCATGTTTGCATTGTGGGGAATTAATAGATTTACGCTGGTCGGAGGTTGTGGATGAAACACACGCAGGAATAGTTTATAAAAGGGATAACAATGGAAGATATATAGAAAATTCTGCAGAATATGTATGTCAGACATGTGGAGGCAGTTTCAAAGAGACGCATAAATATGATATGTACGAAGAGACAAACATAGCATATAGGAAACGGGAGAGAGGAGAAAACGCATCTGATGTATGTATGTGGTTGCCAACATCAGAACCTATAAACTGGCAACATTCAAGCTATCATATATCTTCTTTATATACACCTTTAGGGTTTGATAATTGGAATGATTATGCAAGAAATTGGTGTTTAATAAACCCGATAAATGGAGCCGTAAAGGTTGGAGCATTACAGGGGTTTATGAATCAGGTATTAGGAGAATGCTTTGAAGAGAGAACAAAGGAGCTAAAAGCAAATAAGATAATGCAAAATTGCAGAAATTATGAAATAGGGGAAATACCTGATGCTTTAAGTATAGAAGATGGTAATGGAGAGATAGTACTTATAACTTGTGCTATTGACTTAAACGGACGAATGGGAGAAACTGTAGACGATGACGATGTGAGATTAGATTATGAAGTTGTGGCGTGGTGCAAAAATGGAGATGAGGATTTTGTAAGTTCATATTCAATAGACCACGGTTCAATAGGTAATTTTGAGAGACTAAAAGAAAAAAGGAAAAGAGAAAGAGACGGAAAAGGAAGAGACAAGTTTTTTACGTATAGACATGGGCATGAAAATTCAGTATGGGGTATATTTGAGAGAGAGGTGTTATATCGGAATTACACTACACAGACAGGAAAACAAATGCGAATTGCAATGTGTGGTGTAGATACAGGTAATTATACAATATATGCGAATGAGTTTGTAAAAAAACATAAACAATGTATTGCACTAAAAGGAACAGTTGAGGCTGATTATAGCAACCTTAAAACAGATAAGGCTTATTTCAAAAAAGGGAGTAAAGACAAACTGTATGGAGTTGAAAATAATAGAATAAAAGACCGTTTGAGTGAATGTATGAATATAGATTGGGATTATAGAAATGGAATATCACAAGGAATAGGATTTATGAACTTCCCTACACCGGGACACAATAAATATACTTACAGAACATTTTTCCATGAGTTCGAGGGAGAAAAACGAGAAATGCAAAAAGACCCATTGGGGAATGCAAAAGGCATGAGATGGGTAAAAAAGAATGTAGAAGCAGCACAGCATTTTTGGGATTGTAGAGTTTATAATTATGCAATAATGCGGATCGTTGCAACAAATTACTGCAAAAATTTTAAGGTTGCAATATCATGGGATAATTTTTGTAAGATTATTCTATATAGGACGAAATAGTTTATCTTTGTTAATAAAAAATATATTAATATGCAAGTAGTTAGATATTATAGTAGTATAAGTGAATGTTTGGAGAACGCCAAAGATTTACATGAGAGATATAAGCTCATAAAAGAGATTAAAATGGCGTTATTTACAAGTACGCTAAAGCAAGTTGAGGGTGGGAATTTAGAGGAGATGCAGTTTAATGATGGGCAAACCATAATTAGAACAAGATACCAAAATACCTCCCAAATAGAAGGCATTATAAGAGCATTAAATAAAGAATTAGCCAATATAGAAAGAAAATTATATGGAAGTGTTATAGTATGTCAAGATGTAAACGTAAGGAGGTAAAATATGAAAATAAAAGATTTTTTTAAAAGGAAGCAATTATATATAGAACCTGAATTAAGTCATGCGGAGTTACTTTCGACCTCTACTATACAGGAACAAAAGGAGGCTACATATTACGGGCAAGAGTACCTTATAAGGGATAAATTATACGATGCTGAAAAAACAACAGGCGAGCTTGGTTCTCCAGTTCGATATGAAATATTACATGAATCATTAAGTGTAAGAGCATGGCAATTGTATATAGAATCAGATTTAGCAAAGTTGATAATTTTACAGTCATCTAAATGGGTAGTAGGTAATGGTTTGATATACCAAGCAGATCCATACAAAGATATTATCGAACAGAAAGGATATAAAATAGATAATAAAAAATTCAACACACTATTAGAGCAAAAGATCAGATTATGGTTTAATGACAAACGCTCAACACATAATCAGTCTATGAATTTTCATCAATTGGTTAATCAGATATATGAACATGGCAAAGTAGGTGGGGATTGTTTAGTAATATTTAGAGTAGAAAACGGAGGCGTAACAGGCGAATTGGTAGACGGTGCCAATGTAAGAACACCTTTTGGAACATCATATATTGAAGAGGCTGAAAAAAGAGGTAACAGGATAATACATGGTGTTGAAATTGACAAATCTAATACACATATTGCCTATTATGTATTAATAACCGATACAGACTATATAGGAAAGGGACAATATAAAAGAGTGTTGTGTAAAGGAGAAAAAACAGGACGAACACAAGCAGTTATGTATTATGGATCACGTTATAGGATTGGAGACGTAAGAGGATTACCCAGTTATGCAAGTTCCATACAAAAGTTAAAAACACTAGATGGATATGTTGAAGCTTTGGCAACCGCAACCTTTGAACGTGCAAAGGTTGTTTTCTTTACAGAGAGTAATCATTTATCGGACGGCACAAACCCATTTAATGTAGGTGTAGAACAGGCAATTACAGGAAGTGAAGATACACCATACCAAGAGGTAAACTTTGATGAGACTAATAAGCGAATTTACAAAACAACAGGGAAACAAATTGTTAATTTGCCAACAGGTACAACTCTTAAAGCATTAGAGAGTACAATAGAAATGAGATTAGGAGACTTCCTAAAAGAAAATATGATATATACAACTGCGGCAAATGGGATACCTTATGAAGTCGCAACAATGCTATACACAAACTCATTCAGTGCCTCACGTATGGCAACTCTATCATTTCAACATTTCTTAGATGTTGAACGATATAATTTAAAAGAGGCAACATATAAACCAGTAGTTAATATAATGTTAGAGCTTTTAATAACCAGTGGGGAAATTGAGGCTCCGGGTTATTTTAATGAGGGCATAATTAAAGATAATTTCTATTTCAAAGCTGCATATCACAACTGTAGATTTATAGGAAAACAAGTGCCGTCTGCTGATGTGGGGAAAGATGTAAAAGCTTCAATATTGGCAATAAATGGAGGTTTATCAACTCACGAGCATGAAGCTGAATTATTAGGGAAAGGCGATGCAACAACTATTTTGGAAAAATTAGGAAAAGAAAGGGAATTAAAAGAAAAGTACTTACCCGGACTAGAAGAGTTTAATCCTGAATCTCCTAAAGCTAAAAACCCAGTAGAACCAAAATAGATATGACAGATAAAGAAATATTAGAAGAAGCACGTAAAGTTAGAAATCCAATAGAAAATTACAAATTAATAGAGTTGGAGAAACAGTGCAAAAGTGAAAAAACAAAAAAAAGAATAGAGAATAAATTTAGACTATTATATTTAAGAGAGCAATTATAAAAAAAAAGCAACCCTACAAGGTTGCTTTTTTTAATTCTGATAATATTGCTTGTTGCTCTTTCTTTGTAAGGCTTGTAATAAATTCTAATGCATCAAGTCTAGTTTCTCGTCTTATTTCATTTCGTATTGCTTTGCATATCCAACTAGATAACGAGCCTTTATAAGACTGATTAGCCAAATGTGCATGAAGATTATTGTGTAAATCTGTTCCAATGCTAAAACCAGTTACTAATGTGTTTGATGGACTTGTATTTGATGGGGTTGCCATAGTGTAATTAAATTAATTAATTAATAATATATGTAAATATATAAAATAAAAATTCAATCCACAAGGTATAAACAAGACAGAAAATAAAGCCATAAATGGGCAAATTTTCAATTAATTTCAAGTACTTCAAAACAAATATATAGGAGGTATTTTTAACGTGGAAAAACCCTATTATATTTGCGTTAAACAAAATAATTATATAATACATGAAAAGGTATCTTTATATATACGAGCAAATAACCGAAATAACAGCCGAAAAAATAAATCGACAAATACAATGGGCAGAAGAGGATGGAGAAAGTGAGTTAAACATTAGATTAATGACACCGGGAGGCTTTACTGCAAGTGGAATAGCAATGTTGAACCGTATAACATCATTTCAAGGGAAGATAAATCTATTTATAGATGGAGATGTAAGCTCATTTGGAGCATTTATGATGTTGTTTTCGGATTATACAGAGATGTCGGATATGGCAGAAAGTATGTTTCATAAAGCAGCCTATCCAAGTTGGTATGAACCAACCGAAGAGCAAATAGAAAACTTAAATCGTGAGAATAAAAGATTTAAGTCAAAGATGGAAAAGAGACTAGGCGAAGCAGGTAAAGAATTGATTGAAAAAGTATTTAATAAAGAAAAAAGAGAGGATGTATATTTAACAGCCAATCAATTAAAGAAATTAGGATTAGTAGATAAAATAGTAAGAATAGAACCAAAACAAAAAGTTGCATTTCAAGAAAACTTTTATAAGCAGATGTTGTCAGAAAATGACAATGATAGAAACAATAATACAAATGAAAATTTAGAAACAAAAAAAATGGAAGTAAAAGAAAAGTTAGAAAAAGCAGTAAAAGAGGCTTACGCAAAAGGTTTAGAATCAGGTAAAAAAGCCGAATTAGACCGAATTTCAGGGTGGAAAGCATGGGAAGAGATAGACAAGGAGGCAGTAAAGACAGGTATTGAATCGGGTCTTGAAATTTCACAAAAAGACATCAGTGAGCTATCAGTAAAAGCCGCAAAACAGGCATTATTACAAAATCACAAAGAAGACAATGTGCCTGAATTGCCATCTGATTCAGTTACTGATAAAGCAAACGAAGAAAAAAAAAGAGAATCAGAGGAACTAGCTTATAAACAAGCTATGGGCGAAACAGATGAAATGGAATTGAAATTAAAAGAATTAATTGGTATAAAACAATAAAAAAATAATCATGGCAAGTGCAACAATAAGAAATGCAACATCTAATCAAATGACAGTTGATTATGATAGGTCAAGACTACTCATAGGAAGTGGTTATGAAACAAAGCGACGAAACTATGCAAATATATCGGGAGCGTTAGAAACAGTTGTAGAGGGTACTGTAATGGGTATAGTTACGGCAACGCAGAAATTAGTTCCATGTGTTTCTACAGCAGTAGATGGTTCGCAAATACCGGTAACAATTTTATTAGATTCTTTAGAGGGTATTGCAATAGCTGGAACAGTTGATAGTGTATTAACTATTCATGCAGGAACAATAAGAAGAGATAAAATAGTTTTTCAAAATGGATCAGATACATTGGCAACAGTAGTTGAATCAACAGGTGGAGATTCAAAAACGATGGAGGATTGGTTAATTCAAAATATGGCAAATGTGGAATTTGCCACAGTTGTAGATTCAACAAAATTTGATAATTAATAATAAAAAATAAGATGGAATTACTAGACAGAATATATGCAACAGGGCGTTTTACTATGAGCGTCCTTAAAAAAATGGTAACAATCAAATCTAAGCCGGACCGTGGTTTTAGACAGTTTTTTAATGATGACATAAAAAGCACAAAAGGAGTTAAGTTTTGGATTAGAAGAAGAAATAGACGTATTGCAACAGACATAAATGTTTATGAAAAAGGGCAAATCGTACGTTCGGACAAAACTTCACAAAAATTCTTTATAGGAGCTAATTTTGATAATAAATTTGATTATTCGGCTTTAGAAGAGTTTGAAACAACAAATGGAGCAGATGGCAGTGTAATAGATGATAACTACAAAGCTTTAGTTGAAAACACGGCAGAAGGTATGGCAGAAATTGATGATGCATTTGAAAGAGCAGAAGAGCTTATGTGTTCACAAGTAATGCTTACTGGTGTAGTAACTATGAATAATGGTACTGATGTGGACTTCAAAAGACAAGCAAGCTCATTGGTAGCTTATGCAGCAGGGAATGATTTTTCAATAAGTACCGTTAATCCTGAAACAGTATTTGTAAGGGGAGCAGAATTTATTATAAGTGAAGGAAATTTTGCAAGTGGAACAATATTCAATGTAATACTAGGAGAGAGTGCATTTATAGCGTTTAAAAATAATCCAATCGTACAAGCACAAGGCAATTTGCGAAGAATGGATTATATAGAAACAAAAACAGGAACACCTATCCAAGGTCTTACGCCACAGGGTGTTTATAGTGCAGGTTCACATAATTTTAAAATATACACATACAAAGGATATTACAACCATCCGACAACAGGAGCACTAACTAACTTTATGGACCCTAAAGCTATGGTTATGTTTCCAGAGAATTTGACTTATGATTTTGTATATTTTCCTACTAAAAATATGGTAAAAAATGGAGATAGAGTAATACCACGTTTGGTTGCAGGAAAACGAAGCTTTTATGAAATAGTAAAAGAAGAAGAATGTGCGATTCAGATGGGAGAGCGTTCATGTTTCTTACCTATCATTACAGATGTAGATAGCATTTGGACAGCAACAATATTAAATTAATTAAAAACGAAATAGAATTATGAGAGCAGGAATTGTAATAGCAAGATATATAACAGGTAACGGTAAAGGTGGTTACTCGGAATATAAAGCAGTGAATGAAAATATGGTTTTGAATTTTGCAGATTTGGTAGAACGTGGTTTTATAAAAGAATGCAAAACAAAATCAGAGGCAGAAGCACATCTTAAATCAATTGGTATCGACAGAGAGTTAAAAGATGTGTGGGAGAAAGAGGAGCAGGTAAAAACCCAAAGGGCAAAAAAGGATTAAGATGGGTGGTTTGCTAGAACTAGCAATAAAAGAGGCGAGAGCTGCCGTTACTGGTGATTTCTCCATTATTGGTGGTTTCTCCACTCTTTTAACTATCACACCTTTAATAGGAGAACCTTTCCAAATAAAAGGTTTGGCAACTGTTCACAGTAGTGGGTTTGATCAAGACGGACGACCGATAATTTCCGATAATTCACATATTACATTTAGCGAACTAGATGTAAATGAATTAGGATATACAACAAGAGTAAATGGAAAATTAAGGATTCAAGGTTGGAAAGTAGAGTTTAGTCATGCAGTTGGAGATGTGAAAGCAATACTATCAGAGCCGGAGCCTGATTCAACACTAGGAATAATAAGAGTAATGATAACAAAATTAAAATAAAATGACATCAATAAACTACATAATTGGAGAATCAAATTTTGAACAAGTACGTAGGGCAGTTGCTGTCATTTTAGCTTATGAAATAGCAAATCAAAAAAACTTAATAAATAATCAACTACTAATAGAAACGGACCCTGAAATTATCAATAGTTTAGAATTTCAGTTATCATGTTTACCGAATAAAGTATATGAAGAAAGATTTTTAAACCCAGTTGAAGATGAAATACCTATACTTAATATTTCAATAGTAAGTAATAGTTTAGATGAAGTAAAGTCTGCAACAAAAGAACAAGGCATCTTAAATATATTAATTGAGGGTTGGCAGTCGGCGGAGACAGACGAGACAAACAGAGGAGACACATTGGCAACACAAAAGCTGCATAGGATGTTATGGGTAGTAAACGCAATTATTCAAAATCCAATATATTACAAACTAGGTTTAGTTGATAATATAATAGGTTGGAGACAGACCTCAAACATGAGATTTGGCAGACCAACGTGGGGAGCAGACAATTTCAATAATGACATATACGGACAATTAGACTTGAATGTAAAAATAATGGAAATACACGATAATAGACAATTGGAGCTTATAGATGGAATTGATACATTAATGAATACAGGTAAAGATGAGTTTGGTATGTTTTGGATAAGTAATTTTAATTAAAAAAAATAAAAAAAAATGGCAAGTTTTGCAGTATCATTAGATAGAGTTTCAGCAGTACTAGGTTATGAGCTGAAAGCCAACTTAGAGGGAATGGCACCTCCATTTTTACCAATGCGAGTAATAGTATTAGGTCAAAAATCAACAGCAAATGAAAGTGTATCAACATCCAAATTAAGTTTTACCAATTGTTCAGAAATAGGGAAGGAGTATGGGTATAAATCTCAATTATATTCAGCTGCAAGAATATTGAGACCGTTGCTTGGCGGAAACCCTTTAGGGAGTATGGAGACTATTTGTATTCCAGTTGATGCACCAATTGGAGGTACAGCGTCAATAAATACAGTAGCTATATCGGGAACAGCAACAAAGAACGGCACACATAGTATAAGATTGAACGGTAGAACATCTTTAGATGGGCAAAGTTTTAGTTTTAGTGTTATAAAAGGAGATGGAGCGGCAGAAATATCTCAAAAAATGATTGATGCAGTAAATAATGTATTAGGAGCTTGTGTAACAGGAACACTATCGACTAACGATGCAGTATTTACAGCTGGATGGGTTGGATTAAGCTCAAATGAAATAAATATAGAGATAGAAACCAATGGCGATAATGCAGGATTGACATATACTGTAACAACAACAGCAGGAACAGGTAAAGTATCAATAACAAGTGCATTAGCTCAAATAGGCAATGAATGGAGTACATTATTAGTAAATTGCTTTGGGCAAGATGTGGATGTATTGGATGCAATAGAAGTGTTTAATGGAACAGCAGATACAAAAACAGGAAGATATGATGCAAATGATTGGAAACCGTTATTAGCATTTTTTGGTGATTCGTCATTAAAAACCGTTTCGAGTATATCTACGGTAGTAAATGCAAGAGCTTTAGAGCAAACAAATGTATTTTGTCCATCTCCCGGTTCAAAAGGTACAGGATGGGAAGCAGCGGCAAATGGTTGTGTTTTACAAGCAAAAACTTCACATGAAACCCCTAATGTTGATATTATAGGTATGACATACCCGGATATGCCAGTCGGAGAAGACATAGGAGACTTTGCAGACGTAAACAAAAGAGACCAAATTGTAAAATTAGGTTGCTCAACGGTTCAATTGAATGCAGGTAAATATGAGATAATAGATTTTGTTACAACCAATCATCCATCGGACGAACCACAAACAGCAGTAAGATATAGATGGGTAAGTGATTTGATAAAAGACTTCAATATTAAGTTTATCTATTTCATATTCTTGAATATTTATGTAAAAGGGAAAACATTAGTAAATAATGATTTTACTGGCTCGGCACCAAATACAATTTCAGTTGATAGATGGAAAGGTATTTTGATAAATGATTTTGCACCTTTATTGATAGATGCAGGAATAATGACAGATTTAGAGCATTTTAAAAACACTTTAGTTGTTAATATTTCGCCATCAAATCCAAATCGTTTTGAAACAACCTTTAAAGGGAAAATTACAGGTACAGCTAGAGTATTAGCAACAACAAACGAAAGACAATTTAACTTTTAACAAATAAAGATATGGAATTAATAGGAGGAGACGTAAAGCAAATATCAATAGACCATCCCGAATTAGGAAGTAGATTACTTACGCCACAGTCAGGCGAAGATTTTACAATTATCAAAGGAGGTTATCAAAATGCAGATACAGAAACAAATGTTTCAGCAACAGGAAAAAGAATTTATCAAAAGAATTGGATTCCGTGGTCAGTATCGGGAAAAATAGTATTAGAATCTGGGGACCATGACTATTTACAAGATATGGCAACAAATCCTAAAGAAGCAGTTATCGGGTTTTTGTATATGAATGGGCAGATAAGAGTAGGGAAAGGATCTGTAGTAGGAGGTATTGATGGAGAAACACAAACACATACAATGACTGTTAAATTTTCGGGGTCGGGTAAATTGGAATTAATTTAAAAACATTATTATGATATCAAGAGAAAACGCAATAGAAGAATTGTATAGGATATTTGAACATTTGGAAGTACCAATGGACAAAAGAATTATTGCAGAAATGGATAAAGACGAGTTGGAGTTTGTTAAAAGTTTACCAAAGGAAGAACAAGAAGCTTACAAAGAGGAAGCCGATACAACACGAGAAAAGTGTATAGCTGCAATAGAAAAGGAAAGATTATTCTTGAACGAAAACGGAAAGATAGAATATAAGCTAAGATTCCCTATATTAACGCGTGAAGGAGTATTGCTATTTGATAAGATAGTAATGCAAGAAAGATGGACAGCAGGAACACGAAGAAACAACATGAAAGGTATAAAAGCCGGGGATGGGGATGATTTAATGGGATTAGTATATGCAGAGCTGGCTTGTAGATGTGGTAAAACACGTATGCAAATAGAAATGATGGATGACTACGATGTAAAAGTATTACAAGCCATTAACTCGCTTTTTATGAGAGCCGACTAGATAGACCGAAATTTGATTTTTACAATGTTATTGAAGTATTAGGTTTTGAGTTTCATTACTCACCTGATACTTTAGATAGTATGTTTGATGATGGTATTGATTATAAAGGGATATACTGGTGGGCAGAAAGAATAGAAAACAACAATAAGAAGTTAAAAACTTAAAGAATGTCAGCAGGTACAACAGCAAGGGTCGTGTTTAAAGGTCGGGATTTGTTAAGTCGTGAAATGAACCGAATTTCTAAGTCTTCAAGGAGAATGGCAAGACAATTTAGAACATCTATGAGTAGCATGAAAAAATCCTTTTTGGAGTTTAAAGCTATTACAAGTGGGTTTAGATTAGGGAGCTTAGGAATACTTGGGGGGTTGTTGTCGATAGGTGGAGCTTTCAGTTTTGCAAAAGAGGCAGTTTTGACAGCGGCAAGGATAGAGGGTGTAGAGGCTGCAATAACTCACTTGTCGGGGTCGGCAGAAGAGGGGCAAAGGAACATAAAATTTCTTAGAGACCTAACGTTAGAAATGGGTTTGAATTATGATGTTGCCGCAGAGGGTTACAAAAGGTTTTCAGCATCTATTGTAAAAGGGACTTACACATTTGACGAACAAAGAAAGATGTATCGTGAGATGTCTATTGGCATTAGAACTTTAGGACTAGATGCACAGCAACAGGAACGAATATTCTATGCACTTTCAGAGATGTTAAGTAAGACTACAGTAATGTCGCAAGAATTAAAATTACAGTTGGCGCAAGCATTACCGGGTTCCCCCGGATTGATGGCAGAGGCGTTTGGTACAGATATAGCAGGGTTATTTGATGCGATGCAAACAGGAGGTGTAGATACCTATAAAGTATTACACTTATTCACTGAACTGATACAACGTGATTACATTGGTGGTTTAGAGGCTGCAAAACAAACAACGGATTACAATTTGTCATGGATGAGTGCAAAATGGACATTTGCAATGGTTGACATTGGAAAAGCAATATCTAAAGGAGGAGCAGTAAAATATTTAGGCGAAATAGTAGAGGAGATTGCAAATTGGGTAGAACTTAACAAAGAGCTTATAACAGATTATGTAAAACGATTTGTTGAAACTATAAAAGAGGGTGTAATTTGGATAAGAGACAATAAAGACCAAATACTTGCATTCGCAAAAGATTTATTGTATTTGTTTGTAGGATTAAAAGTTGTAATGATGAGTATTTCATTGGCAACATTATTGGCAAATCCTATAGCATTGGCGGTAACAAGTGCAGTATTATTATTAGGGGCTTTTAGAATGATAGACATGAAAAGCTCGGACATACGTGAGGGATTGGTAAAAAACAATAAGCAATTAAAGTTTATGATAGAACAGGGGTTGGCTTTTCAAAACATTACAGCAGACTCCTCGGAAGGAGTTAGTTTAATGGCAAAACGTTGGTATGGTGTAAGTATGGCGGTATGGTCAGCAGTAAAATCTGTTATTAGTTTTTTAAAGTGGGCAACAGGCAGTAAAGAAGAAAAGTCAATGTACCAAGGTGCAATAGATTCTATTGATAAAACAATACTAAATTTAGACAGAAAAGCTAACCCCGAAATTTATAAACTTTTAGATTTACAAAAGAAAGAGGAAAATGAAAAGCAAAGAGCAAGACTAAGACTAAGTGGTATGGATTCAAGAAGTTTTGATTTAGGTCTAATTCCATCATATTTGCAGGGTAGTAGGAGTATGCTAGAAGTGAACAATGAAAAAAAGAAAGAGGTTCATGTAAAAGTATCAATGCCGGCTGGATTAAATGCAGAAATAGAAAACGCAACAAAAGATGTATTTGCGGAGGTAGATAATTATGTACCGTCATTTGTAAAAACTTATTAGTATGTATGGAAAATTAATAATAGAAAACGGCAATGGTGGGAGTATAGTATTAAATGGTGGTAAAATAGAAACCACCGCCTCTGTTTGGACAGATGTATATATAGCTTTGTTTGGAGGTAACGTTGGAGAGCAAACAACAACAAAGGTAAAAAAAGAGAATAACGATTGGTGGGGTAATGATAGATTAGCAGGCAGTTATTCTTGGACAAATTCACAGACTGAAACAATGTTGAGAGGGATGACATTAACTATTCCAAACAAGGCGAAACTTAAAACCACAATAGAAACTGATTTAAAGAAACTAAAAGACTTAGGCAATTTTAATGTAGATGTTAATTATACCGGTCTAAATAGAGTAGAGATTATAATTAAAACACAAAATGAAGCAAAAACATTTGTGTATGATAAATTTACTAATTCAATAATATTAGCATGATAACGATACCAACACTCAACGACCTATATACACGCAGACTGAATGATTATGCCTCACAACTGGGAGTATCAGTAAATGATTTATCTGAACAGGTAAGAGTGGATAGTAAGGTTGATGCAGCAATTGATTATGAAATATACTTACTTTTAAGTCAAGTACAAAACAATATCTATGCGAACAAATCTGAATTATCTGAATTACGGAGAGATGGTATAATGCAGCTGGGAAGAGATATTGCTCCGGCAGTACAAGGGCAATATGTAGTAAAAGTGGAAGCATTGGAGGCAACTATAATACCGGAGGGAACTCAATTTGTAATAGATAAAGAAATAGCATCACAAAACTATATATATATATTAGATGGCGAAGAAACACTAACAGCAGGGGAGAATTTTATAACATTAAGAGCATTAACGGCTGGAACAGAAGCATCTTTAGAGGTCGGAACAATACTTACCTCTATATCTCCATTGACTGATGCAAATGACGATGTAGAGGTAATAGAAGTTGTAGTAGCACCAGTATCAGATGAAACAGAAGAAGATTACAGAAATGCCGTAATAAACTCTAAACGTATAACAGCACAAGGGGGCTCGCCAAGCGATTGGAGATTATGGGCAAGCGAAGATTCGAGAGTAAGAAATATATATCCTTATATGCAAATAGGTTTCCCGAATAATATTGATATATATGTAGAAGCAACTGAAAACAATACAAAGCCTGGAGAAAGTATTGGTTATCCAACACAGGAACTATTAGACAATCTATATGATAGAGATACAGATACAGGTATATTAATATACGATGACATTGCAGAAAGAGGCAGACGACCAATGTCTGTTAGGAATATTAATATATTGCCGATTAATCATATAAATATTGATATAAATTTTACAAACCTATCAAATGTATCTTTAGCAAGTCAATTAAAAACAAGTATTGAAGATTTTATATATATGATACGTCCTTATGTAGCAGGCGGACAAAGTAGAGCATCTAAGAAAGATATACTTTCACTAGGAGAGCTTATAGGAGCTATACAGGGAGTTTTATCTGCAAATGGAGCGACATATCAAAATATTGATATGGTAGTAGATAGTGATACAGTGTTTAGTTACACATTTACCTATGGAGATATTCCTTTATTAAACCTAATGCGTAACAATGGGACTGTGATATGACATTAAGACAAAAAATATTAACATTAATAAAAGACTTATATCCGACAGGCAGAGCTTGGTCTTATGTTACAAAAGTTTCAGAAAACGATGGAATAAAAGGTGGAATAATTCCTTTTGTAGATGGTGAAGAAGTTGATTATGTAGATGGTGAAGGAAATATCTACATATCGGAGGAAATAGGACAGTCTGATAGTGGTTTAGTACTTGGTGCAAGAATAGAAAACAGAGTAAGAGTAATAACAGATATATTAAATATATTAGACCAAAAATACCCGGATAATACCAATTTCACTTTGCAAGATGTCATAAACCATGAAGTTCTATATGGAATATTACCAAATAATGAAACGTCATTACAAAATAGAATAGATGCAATAAAACAACGTTTATCATACCCAAATGGAATTTTAAACAGATTACATTATACATATATACAAGAACAATTAAGAGCAATGGGTTTTGATGTATATGTACATGAGAATAGATTTGCAAGTGGATATATAAAAGCACAGGTGGGAAATGTGATATGTGGTGTAAGTTCATTCGGTGGTTATAGGGGGCAATCGCAACAATATGAGGCAAGAGCCCCAGAATTAGGATATACAGAAATATGTGCTAATTATATAGATACAGATATAGACAATGAAGCTTTAGGAAACGGAATAAATCCTGATATTATAAGCATATATGCAGGGTCGTTCTTTATAGGAGGAGAAACATATCCGCAAATGGCAGAAGTCGAACATGCAAGAAAGGATGAATTTAGACACGCCATATTATCATTAAAGCCAACACAAATGTTTAGTTACAATTACATAAATTATATATAATGAAAAATTTTACTGAAATAACAAATATAGATACATCAAATCCTATTCTTTATCCAAAAGGTTCATTAAAAGATGCTTCAAGTGAGTTAGCTAATGATGGTACATTATTTAATAGAGTATTTGGAAGTGACCAATATCAGTTTTTTTGGAAGTGTGTAAAAGATGCAAATATTACACCGAATGACGTATTTGATAACGTTGCTAATGGTTATCAATTATTTGATGCAGTACAACAAGCAATAAGTGGTAGATATGCAGGTTTGTTTGGTAATGATTTAGTAAAGATAAAAGATAGAGGAATATTTAAAGATAATGTAACATTAAATAAGAATACTTTTCAAGGTAGATTAGGGGAGTATTGGATTTGCATAAATGGAAGTCCTATAGTTGTAGGCAGTCAAGGTGGAAAACAAGACCTTAATTATTCATTTAATGTACAATTACGGAACAATAGTACTCAATATGCAATTATGACATCTTTGCAAATACTTGAAACAGAACATTATTTTGGTATAAAGGTATTTAATAGAAGTACTAATATGGGAGAAGATTTAACAACAGGTAAAATAGATTTACAAATAGATAAATTTTAAGATATGAGTTTTTTCAAGCTATTTAATGGCACAAACGTAGATGTATTAAATGATGACGATAGGTTGGCATTTGGTAAACCCAACGTCGGTGGGTCTAAAATAATGACATGGCTTAATTTCAAAGCTTTATTTGCCACTTTATTTGTGAGATTGATTGGTGACCAAGTGATAGATGGAGTAAAAACATTTATTAAAAGTCCACAAGTTCCTAATCCGACAAATCCATTGGATGCGGTTAATTTGAGAAGTGTAGGAGAAATAACAAAAACATTTTCAAGTGTTGAATTTCATAATGATGATTTATTAACAGTTAAGCCGTATGTGTATTACAAATTTGATGCAACAGAAAAACCACTAATTGCATATTTACCAAATCCAAGTGCAACAAATACTGGAGAGTATCATTTTGAACTATTCAAAGACACTCATAAATTAACATTAACAACCGAGGGAGGCACAGCGGTAATAGATGGCAAAAGCTTAGTAAAAATACCAACAAAGGGCGGTACTTTAAAATTGAAAGCTTTAGGTTTAGATGGTTACACTATAATTGCTGATAATAGAGACCTTTGGAATATAGAGTATATAACCGAGGATAGAAGTTTTGATACAGATGGAGTAGAAAATAATGTAATATATGCAGTAGTTCCGACCAATGGAGGTACTATAAATATAACCTTACCTCCAGCGTGTGATTGTGATGAAAAGGTGTTAAGATGTGTATTTTCTTTGATAGCAGATGGTTCAGCAGTTATTACTACAACAGATGGAAGCTTAATAGGAGACAAAAATACACAGGTAATATCTAACGTTGATAGTGGATTTACATTGAGTATATTCAATGAGTTATATCATATTGAAGATAACAGGCCGAGAGTGTTACAAAATGCGACTGTAAATTTTTTCAGCTTACAAGAAACATCTGATATAAGTGGGTATAGAAAACTGGTAACATCTAAAGAGGATGCAGACTATTCTCCTCTAACAATAGAGGAAGTTTCGGCTGATATCACTTCTGAAACAATGAGTGTATTTAGAAGCTATGCAGCAACTGAAATAGACACACCGTTATTGATAGAAAAAGGCAATATTACATTCAATGTTAATTGTCGGAAAACTTCAAGTGTACAAGCAAATGTGATAGCAAAATATGAAATATATAAAAGAGATGCTCAAGGAGTTGAGACAAAATTAAATGAATCGCCGATATTCACTATAAGTTTAAACACTTATCAAAACTTCATTGTGAATATTCCAATAAATGAATTATCATTTGAGGCAACAGAAAGATTAGTAATGAAAGAGTTATTGGCGAAAACCTCGGGCTCGGGAACACCGACTTTAACAACAAAATTTGAAGGATCAGAACCGGCTTATTTTTCAACAATGGTAAATGCTGCAAATATCACATTGAATGCTATATCTGTTTCTTATGACAATTCCGAATCAACATTAAATGCAGACAATGTACAGGGAGCTTTGACAGAGCTTGATGGCAAAAAAGAGCCTTTGGTGGACTGGGACGAACGTAGAGACTGGTTATTTGCAGATTTTGTTGGCTTTAATGATTATATAGAAATAAACTCTACTCAATTAATAGAACCTTTCAAATATTATAGGGTAACAGGATTAAGTGAAAATATCACTTTGAATCTACCTAATCCAACAGCAGGGGATACATCAGAATATTTTATAAATACAAAAGGTTTAAATGGAAGTAGTGTAACAATAAAAACTTTAGGAGATATAGCAGGAGCAATAGATGGACAAGTATCTATACAATTATTCCATGAAGATGCTTATGTAATGATAAAATCAGACGGAGCAAATGGATATAAAATATTACAAAAAAATGTAAATAATCAAACAAGTAATAATTTTTATGTTAAAAATAATATAGAGTTTAATCAAGTATTACAACTTGAGGGGTTTGATATAATTAATATATTTTTAACCGAAAATTTAAGTTTTGAGTTTGATTCAATACTTAACATATCGGCAAGAAGAATAAATATTTATAACGATGTGAAAATAAATATTAATAACGATATTACATTTAATTTTTCAAATTCTCAAAATACTTCAATCAGTGTTTTTTCGCATATAACAACATTTAAGGATAGAACTATAACAATATTGAGTTTATACAATAATATTTTTAATAATTTTTATTTTAATGGTGTTAATTGTGATACTGCACTTAGCAATGGGCAATTAACTTTTCTTGCAGATGATTATATAGAACCTTATAAATCAGTTATTAACATAAACAGTTTACATAATATTGATTTAGTGTATTCAACAACAAATGTTACATTAAATATAATAGATTGGGATAGAAACACAACTGATAAAATTAAAATATTACGTAAAGTGAGTGAAAGTTTGTATTATTCTAATAATACAAGAATGTTTGCTGTATTGGAGACAGGTAAACTTTATCAATATATTTCAGAAGCTTCAACATATACAATTGATAATATTAATGTATTAGCAACAAAACATGGTGGAGATACTCGATTTGTTGCATTGGAAACGGTTCAACAAAATGCAGAAATATTAACAATAACTGATGCTAATGTATCAACTTATGTTGGAACAGGTGTAGGTGCTATTACTGATATGATAATTAATGTACCAATTAATACAAAAATAATTAGTATTGAAACAACTACTAAACAAAAAGTAAATGGGGTTCAATTTGACCATCAACCAATGAATGGTCGAAGAATAACTATTTCAGGAAATATAGAATATGCAACAGGTGAAGGTTATAATAGTACTGATGGAAGATTTTCAAGATATTTATATTCTTATTTAACAAGTACTTCTGGATCTGGTGCAATCAGTAGTGTTGAAGCATTTTATGATTTTCTGTATTGGAATGGAGTTATGTACACAGAAGGATATTAATATAATGAAAGAAAATAATATAAACATTGTTATAATCGGTCAAAATGAGGGAAATAGTATAAATAATATGCTAACCTCTCTAATTAAATATCCTTATAAACGTATATGGGTATGTGACCGATGCAAAGATGATTCAGTACATAAATTAAATAGGTTAAAAGAAACAGTAATACAAACAGATAAGGATTTAGTGGGAAGACAAACATCATATTCAAGAAATTTAGGATTATCATTTACTCTTAATAATGATGTGTTGTTTTTAGATGGCGATAGATATTTAATATCGGGAGACTTGAAACAATTAGAGAGTTCAAAGTATGATATAGAATTATTGTATTTAGAAAATGATTTTAGGGACAATCGACAATCTAAAGATGATTACGGTAAAGTAATCAATAGTTTTTATAGTTGTGGTATATTTTTCAAACGCCACGCTATTGACAAAATAATAGAATTTCAAAATGAACTATTTCCAACTGATATACAACATATTTGGGGGATTGAAGATACATATTTAGGCGATGTATGCTATCATTTAGGATTAACTACTAATTATAATTCGTCAATACGATTAAATGGTAAATTCGATAGAGTAAAATTAGATGATATTGATGCTATTGAGATGAGATTTAAAAAAAGGGATAAATTAAATGTTTTGTGGTAAATAAAATTTAAAATATAAACGGGAGGGATTAAAATGAATTTATCGAGCGAAAAACAAAGTAATGATAGGTTGGTAGGTAATTATGGTTCATTTATGATAATGGGTTCAGTAACACCAACTATTGATTTTTGTACATTGGTAGGTGGACAGGATGGAGCCGAAATAACTACTATACGAGTGCAAGATTTACATACCGGTAAGATATACGAATATACCGATAAAGCTGGAAACTTCACATGGGATGGTGTTAGTTTAGGAACAGGAGAAATTTTAGAGTTCCCGGTTGGCTTTAGATTGTATTCAATAGTATTAGCAAGTGGTAGTGTAAAAGGGATATTAATGAAGCAAACTAACTTAAAGGAGGTGGTATAATGGCAACCGTATTTTTAGGTAATACAATATTTAGAGGGGCTTTGAATGTTTTGAGGCCCTGCACGAATAATTTAGCTTATTGGTCGGATAAGTTTTCGACTGATGGTTTGACATTGCTGGATAAATCAGGAAATGAAAATCATGCGGTTTTGACAAAAAGTAATTGTTTGCAATTAGCAAGTGAGAACTCTATTGAAATTGTTGATGATGCTATTGCTTTTTCAGATACTATAAAGGTGTATAATGTAGAAAATCAAACAGCTGAAACAATTACAGGAAATGCAACATTCAATGTGCGGAGTTGTATTTTAACAGGAATTGCAAAAAAAATAAACGATTTGCAATTTTTTGCAGGTTCGGAACAATTATTAAATTTTAGAGTGAGTGAGGGCGAGGGCAATAAAATATTTGATACTTTAAAATTTCAAGGATATGATATATTTGAGTTTCAAAATATTCCTACATCGAATAATACAACATTGACAATAAATGTTAATAATTCAAAAAGAATATTAGCGGATTGGGGCGACGGTAAATATAGTATTTTAACAACATTTAATTTAAATTCGGACTTAACTAATATTTATTCAGTCGCAGGTACTTACAATTGCAGGTTTGTTGAATTAGGTGAGAGTACAAATATTAGATTTAGATGCGAAGATGGAGCTTTACGATTTAATGTTGCAAATCTTTCAAATAATGTTACAAGTATTTACATCTATGGACAAAACACAGTAACAGGAGATATTGCAAATCTTTCAAATAATGT